TTTAACTTGAGCTTCCAAAAACGATCTTAGTCTTCTAAAACAGTCATTAAAATTACTACTGTATTGAGATCTTTTTAATATTCTATCATCTTTGAAAACATTAAGAACTAAACTTTGAGCAACTGCTTCTTGACCGAAATTGCTGACCAAATCCAAGATTTTACTACTATCTTTCGCAGCCCGTACTTCTTTAGAGATCTCAGTTACCAGTTGTTCAGGGAAAATTCGCATTCCTTGTTTTTGTAACTGTATTATCAATTGCTCTGGGAGTGCAAGTGCAGTATCATCTATTAATAGAGAAGATAATTCCTCGGTGGAAGGGAATCCGAACTCGCTATCTCGATTTTTTTGTAACATGCATAAATGCAAGAAGGAATTTACATTCTCTTTTTTATCTAGATTGAAAAGCATGTCATAAATTTTAGTGCTTCTTATGAGATCTTGTACTTGCTCCGTAGAAAATGTCGGATTTATATTGAATGTTAAGGCTAATTTTTGTATCAATTTTTTTTATTTTATCATCTGTTTGTTTAGAAATTATTTTCGTAGGAGAAAAATATTTCCTAATATTGCTTATGTCAGACAAATTTAAAGATATTAGAATATTAACCTCATATTCTTTACCTCTACTTAATACAAAATTCTTCCTCGACCTTTTATATATATTTTTGTTGGTATCTATCAAAAAAGGTAGAGAACTGTCTAAGTCAACCTTATAGCCCTTCAATATTTTATTCTTTAATGCCATATGCCAATTTTTGTTACTATCGATGCCCAAGTAATTATCACCTAAATTGAAGTATTCAGATAAAGTCATAGTATTAGACCAATAACAATTTGATTCAAAAAGGCTATTCAAGTACCATGAGCTGGGGTAGCTAATCTCAGTGATAACGGATACTAGAATCTGAGTTATAATATTATCCGTTACTTTGAGTAATAGATACAACTCCGGTAACTTAATAAGCATTTCACCTGTTCCGACCCAGTTCCTCCCTATTCTGTTTTGTTTTTTTATCCAGATTGACCAATAAAGATTATCTTTGAGAGCTTCTGAGTTTTTGATTGAATCAACTATTGGCCACCATTCCAAGGCTAGCTCTGATTTCCTCTTTTCGAAGTCGGTTGATGCTTTGTAATCCATTACGTCGTCTTCACTCAAACCGCATTCTTCTAAGACATTCAGAGCCCATTGTGCGTTTACACAGTCTATTAAAGGTCTAGGTGTCCTGCTCTGAGAAATTCTCATTTGTGTCTATTATTCTTATAGAAGATGTTGGTATAACTCTTTTTACCTTATAGATAGAATTGGTACTTAAAAGTAAAAAGATCTTTTCCATTGTATCATAAAACCTGTCTCCTGATTCTACATAAGATAGCAGTCTTTTAGTCTCTTTCCTGACACCGACAACTTTTTCGCATACACGAAGGAGATCGTCGTTATCCGTTTGCTCTAAGTCTAATCCCATACCAATGAGGTAAGATGATAGACTTTGAACTTCAGATGGGTGTAGCATCCTCTTCCCGTACAATGGCAGCATCTTGGGCTCTTTTAATTGGGTTACGAATAATGCAGGTCTACTTTTAATATTCTGTATCGTAGGACTGCTTATAGATATAGTTATAGGTTTTGCTGTCACGTCAGTATTTATGGATTTTATTTCACAGTTGGATAAGGTATCTGTAGCTGTGTAGAAGTGGTATTGTTCAAAATTAACATTACAATAGAATTTAAAATTAGACTCTAGATTATCTGCAACGACGATTTCTGATTCTATCGCGACTTCTAATGCAACTCTCAAATCAGAAGCTGTTAATTTAGCCTCTTTCGAAC